AATGGTTTCTTTAATGAAGGTGAAGTTGATATGACCAGATGGTTGTTGATGGCTAAAGGTAAGGTCAAGGCTGGAAGAGACGTTGGCGGTTCTTCTTCTGTCTCGCATGCGCAGACAATTTTGTTTCAGGATGATCCTGGGGCTAATGCGATGTACTCTGCTATGTTGCGGCGTTTTAAGGAAGTGACTGATGAGTGTCTACGTCCGGAAATTAGTTTGAATACTCAGCGCAGTCCGGAGGATCATGAAAAGTGGTATAATTCGTTGGAGGGTTTTAGGAAGACCTTTCCGGCTACTTTTTCGTATGCGTGCGATATCAAGACTTATGATAGGTCTCAAGAGCATGTGTGTTTGCGGTTTGATAGCGCTTGGTACAAGCGGCACGGGTTAAATGCTGAACGCTTAGCACGTTGGGAGGAGGTCCATGGACCCAAGAGAGCTGTGAGCATGATGTTTGGAATAGTCTTTGTAATGATGCTAGGTGGTGTCTCAGGGATTTTCAACACATTGTATAGGAATGGAATTGTTAATTTGGCAGTTATTGTTGTCTCTGCTAATTTGCAACGCAAGGATATTGTTACACTTGATATCAAGGGTGATGATATGGACGGGGAGTTTTCGCGCACTCTTCAGGTCGAAACGGCTGTCAATTGCATGGCTCGAGAGTTTAATCTCAGTGCCAAGTTTATGACTACGCATGTGAGATACATGTGTAAGGAGTTCCGTATCAGACTTAACGGTGTTTGGTATTTCATTGCAGATCCGTGGAATAAGGTGCAGTCGTTATGCACTCCGGTCCGTTTATCAGATAGAGAGGCTGATATGGAGGAGCGTTTTGTTTCGTTTCATGATGGCTTGAGACATTATGAGAATGGAATATTGGTAAGTGCAGTGGCTGAGGCAGCGCAGGCTTACTACGAGACTGAACGTCCGTTGTATGGATTTGCAAGGGCGTTAGCAAGCTTTAAGGATGCTGGTATACATAAGTATATTCGGTTTTTTAAGGCACCGAGGAGAATCGATTAGTATTTTCATTTGTTGGTAGTTACAGAGAGTTTTAAAGAGTATCTATCGTTTACACTCTAGGGTTTTCCCGAATTCCGTTTGGAGAAGTTTTTTAACACTTC